GCGCAACGTTACCTGCCTTTTGTTTTCGCATCTAAGTCAGCTTTCAATTTCTGCCTTGACCGAATAAGCTGCTTATAGAATTCTAGTCTATGACGTGTTGGCATTTCGTACGTCTGCTCTATCGTCCAGTACCAGGCTTCAGCGAAACAAAACGCCATTGTGTTTATAGCCTCGGGTCCGACTAACGGCCCGAGGAAAGAGAGAAAAAATCTTTGTCCATGAGGTTGACCGTGGTCTCAACCTCCGATGCACCACAGTTCGTGCATTTATCTAGAGTCGTCGTCAAATCGAACCGACCGCCGGGAAGATACTTCTGCATCACCTCGCGCAAAAACACGCGATCCTTCCATGACAAAGAAGCTACCTCTCTATGAGAGAGCCGGTGGTTACCGTCGATTGCAACGATGGCTCGTGTGAGCAGCGCAGTAAGCTCGTCAGCGTTATCACGTTCTAGCACCTTAGCCAGACCATGCTCTTGATGTCCCTGGATAAGCTTGAATTCGATTACCGACCCAGAAGGCACCTTGATTGTCCATGACCGCTTTTTACGTACCTCTTCGTTGATGCAGGGCACGTAATGAGGCAGTGTCACATGGTCAACATGCGGTGGCTTGGGAAGGTCGTTTGCGAATTCGTACACAGAAACACCGGCTTCCTTCGCGCCCGCGCGGATAAATTTCCACAGCGCTATTACCTCTTCTTCTGACCGAGGAACCTCATTTGTCTTCGGATTAATGAGGTTTCCGTATATGTGCTCATTCAGGTCGAAGGTGGCTCGTGTCTTACCTCCACAGTTCTCACAAATGAACGGTGCGTTGTGCCACATAGGGCCAAGGTTAAACACACGCGCCTTGAACAACATATACGTGCGGTCAGTAGACCACATATCATGGATGACCTTTGCCGCATGTGACGGCGAAGGGAATTTGAGATCCCCAAGGCTCACAATAATACGCGCTAGAAATTCTGTGTTATTCCGACCTTTCTTTCCCAAGCTTCGACTGAAGAGCCTATCTTCAGCCTTGCCTTTAGTAAGGCGTTGAACAACCTTACTGTGTAAATTTCCCTCGTCGTCAACGTACCCGACCGGCAATTCGTATTCGTCGGTATCAGAAATACCAGGAGTAGGACCAGACAGTTCAAAGAGAGAAGGGTCAAGTTCAAAGGCAGCCGTAAGATGCTCCTGGTCAACCGCTTCTGGAATATTCGGATTTTCATCAAGTTCCGTGATGTATGGCATTGAGTCCTCTGTTGAGTAAACATTGCGCCATGCGCAAGGTTAAAAAACAAAAAAAGGAGGGTGGCAGGGCAAGCCCCACCACCCCCCGATTGCGTTATCGAAGTTCGATGAACCCCTCGTGCTGGATCTCCATTTCCTGAATGATGGCTTCATTCGTCTGCCCACCGAGCGTTCCCAGTGGCGTGAATTTGGAGGGCCAAGCGTTTACGATGCGATAGATTTTGGCCGCTGACAAGTCTTCAGATTTCACAACAATGTCCATCCACCGTCGGAAGTTGAAGGCTCTGCCCTGACGCGTAGCGCTGTACACCTCAGAGTACCAGGCAGCCATTTCGTTCTCTTCACCGATCAGCAAACCACGCTTCAAGGTAATCGGGTCGAAATCCGTCAGACCAGGAAGCTTCTTTGGCGTAGCCGGATCTGTTCCCTCTCTGTAATTGATGACCTCAGTCGTGGTGACAAGACCGGAACACTCGGTAAAGCCAGCGCGGAGAAAGCCATCAATACGAATCTCGTACCGAAATGCTCGAAGCGGGTCTTCAATCGATGCACGGAAGTAGCTCAGACGATCCATCTTATTACCTCCTTAGAGCTGTTGAAGACCAATTTCTTCGTTGATAGCCCGACGATCTCTCTCGAAGTAGATCTCGACAAATTCCGCTGGGCTGGCAATTGCGAGTCCAATTCGCATAACGAAGCGACCTGAGTACGCTACGAGAGGCGGATTGTTATCCTCGTTGCAAATGACGAAAAACGCCTCGTCGACCGTGGCACCCTGGAGAATACCAGCTTTCCACAGGTTATAGAGAAAGATGGTGACCGACCGAGTCGCTTCACCCCGTGTCTTCTCGTCATTTGGCATAAACACAACGTCAGCCAAACCTTCCTCGACCGATTTCTCGATTCGAATAAAAGCGCGGCGCACGTTGAGATAGCCGAAATCGCCAGTACCAGAAGTGCGGGCACCATACAGACGGATACCCTTGTTCCTGATGGAACGAATCAGATTCATTCTGGCGTTGTTAATGTTCGCACGCTCGGTCTCATTGTACTGCCTGGTCACAGACAGCGCCGACCGGATAACACCAGTCTTGTTGGCGGGCGTGACAGCGTAGTTGTAATCCCTATCATTCTGCGCGTACACACCGAGTGCAGCACCAATGGGAGGGATAGTCTTAAGAGACCCAGCAACGTCTGTTGCAGAATCCTCCACGATGATCCAGGGATAGTACCCAATACCATACGTAGAGAATATCGCAGGACCGCCTGAGCCGCCCGCTCCCTGCTTCCAATCGGTGAGCTGGGTGGCAGTGAGGGCAGAGCCATACGCCAGTTCTGGGGGCGTATACAGAAAGGCGAAGTCTTTCCTCTGCTCTGCGAGGCCCTCTACAGCGCGATACCAAATTGTGTTGTTCACAACGCTCATAGCCGAAGCTGGAGGAGCGTAAATCTCAGTGAAGTCATCGTACAGTCCCAGGATGGGAGCAAACGTCGCCGTGTAGTCTGTCGGAGCAGGCGTGCTGCCGTCCAAACCACCCGCCAGATAAATCTGGTCATCGGGTCGAGGATCGCTCGACGGAGCAGGCGAAATGACAGACACTGAAATTTTACGATGCGGGTCATTCGAGTTGATGACCGTCTCTACGTACCGTGGTGACGAATCGCTCATCGACAGGTCTGTCCACGAGTGATCACCAACAACAACACCAAAATCTTCAACGTCCAAGTCAAAGACCAGACGATAAAGCTTAGCTGTAGCGGCGGCGATAATCGGACCAGGGTTCGTAAATGAGCCTTCGGTGTACACGCGATTGCCGCTGACACGCTTGACAGTCACATACAAAGTTCCGCCAGCACCGGCAGAGTCATCAATCAGAAGGTTGTCGCCCAACTGCAGATTTCTAGCAGTCACCATGTCAAAGTAAAGCTGACCGGCGCCGATAGAAATATCAGTCGAAAGCTCTCCGACGTATTCGTCGCGCTGCGTGGTGCTAATCACATACGAGTTAGCGAATTCACCAGGAGACGTGGCAGACACAGTAATTGTGTTAGCCGGAATCATAGTGTTCGAGCCCGTATGCGGACCATCAGCGGCAAACCCAAGCTTGGGACCGAGGGTATCAGCGATGGTGACCTCAATCCCATTCGGCGCAGGACCAGGAGCCGCAGTCGCCCACGAAATCGAGTTCGTACCATAAGCACTGACAACAGTACCAGGCCAAGCAGCCTCCAAGAAAGCCTTTACCTCTGCGAATGTAGGATTGGCGTAATCAGCGAAGTCGCCGACGCCGAATACACCAGAACCGCCAACGGTAAAAGTCCCTGCCAGAGTCTGGCTAATCTCGGAATTGCTTCCAAGAGTAGACGACCGAAGCATAATGAGATCCGTTGCAGCATCATGATACGCAAAGGCACCGCTGATACCGGCATTGATGAGATCACACACATCCTGAGCCGTAGCAATAGCGAAAGTTACCACGGGGAAAGTCTGCAGCGGGGCGTTTGTCCCGTACAGAGCAAGATGCTGAGTATCATCCACCTGCGCCTGACCAACGGCGACAACGGGACCGAGCTTGAAACCGGCGGCATCAACAGCCCAGTCGTAGATACTCATCTCTGATTGACCAGACGCACCAACAGAACCGAACACACCGGCAGCACCATTGACAGCTACAGTCATAGTATCAGTGGTCGGCGTGAACACAAGGCCACCTACACCAAACAAAGGATCGATGCTCGAAAACATCTCTCCAGTGGTCGATGCAGATGGGGTCTGAAGAGTTCCTGTAGCCGTAGCTTCAGTTCCATCAACAACACGAACGATGTAGCACTCGCGCCCGCCGTTGCGGAAGTAGTGATACATTTCATCGTAGGAATAATCACCGACATACCCCTCACCAAAAATCGAGCGGTATTCATCCCAGCCGGTAATCAAAATTGCATCATTCGTAGGTCCGGATGTAGACCTTACGAAGAAAAGCGGACGAGACACCGGAGTTTGTTCGATAACAAACCCTGCCTTATCGCGCTCAAAAATCTGGATGCCAGGTGCAGGCATTTATTTACCTCCAGCTTACGGTGGTGGAAATTCGGTTGGCTCTAAGATGTGTATTTCCGTCTCAGTGCCTCCCATAACTTCCATCTGTATCTCAAATCTATCGATTGTGCGTACACGTTCACCAAGCAAGAATGGGTCTGAAAACCCCTCGACCACATAGAACATATCAACGCGATATAGGTCGGTACGAGATTCATCCACAGCAAGGACCATTCGTGACAGCTCGTTGAAATCTAGCTCTCTCACATCACCGCAAATCATGTTCCAGTTATACTGTCTACCGTCCATGAGCGTGATGGTGACATACCCCCGTTCTGGTAAAACACGCGGGTGTTGAATAGCCTCGGCAATAGCGTCGGCTTCCTCTGGTGTAGAAGCTGTAGACCACACAGACACCATAAAGTAGTATTCATACGGAAGCGGATGGTCGTATTCCATCCACACCCTATTACCCTCTACCTCATAGTAACCACCCTCGTTATCCCGGAATTGAGCAATCGCTTTAGAGCTAGGTACCTCGCGAATGATCTTACGCGAAGGTGGGTGATGATAAAATTTGGGATTGAACAACCGAGAGATGTAATCGACAGTGATGATTGGCCCGTGTTTATAGTCAACGCCTCCGCGCTTATCCGGAAATGAAAATAGACGCTGATGCATCAGATTTGTGCCGGTTAGAATCGGATACAAACCGTCTTTCAGACGCCGTTTTAACGCCTCTTTTAAACGCGTAGACACAGCCTTTAAGATGCGCTTTTCGTGCTCCATGCTGGTCCCTCTAAACATTGCGCTAGCGCAAGGTTAAAATTTGCCTTGCATGAGTTGCGATTGAACGTGCCAACCAAATTCAGATTCACGGCGCTTTAACAGTGCGAAAACCGGGCGCCAGTGTGGTCGCTCTGGCAAACCTTGCAAGCCATACTCATGCACCATAGCTATATAGGCGTTTCTTCTTCTACCAGAAGTCTGAAGCCAGACCTCGGCAATGGTGTCTTTTTCAGCAAATTTCCGTGAACGGACAATACGCAGGCTAGCGAGGTATTCTCCAGTATCCACCAAAGTAATTTGTGGTCTGCCCTTCCTTGCCTTCTTGTCGCGCGTATAGGGAGAAACCATATTATTCTTTGTGGGTAACAAAGAACGCATGATGCCCAAGAGAATCAGCTTCCTGCCGTAGTTGGCGTAATCGGCCAAGCCTTCGGCGATAGTCTCACGTAAAAATACAGGAAGTTTTTTCAGTCTCTTCCTGCTTTCTCCCCAACCAGATTCGAGTTTAATAACAATGCTCGCCGAGCCGCTGGATATTCCCATTACGACACCTGAAAAGCGTCGTCTATTTTATCAAATTGCCCAGAAGGATCGATGACAACGACAGCTTTATAGCCTGCAGAATTAGCATTCATGTACGCAGGCACCGTTGCTGTTGCTGTAGTCGGGTTAACGATTGTCAGAGCAGATACCTCTTTATCGCCAACCAAAAACCGACAGCCAGCAGTAAAGCCTGTCCCAGTGAGAGTAACAGGCGTAGCAACACCTAAAGTTCCGGTAGCTGGAGAAATCGGAGACGCGGCGTCTAGTTTTGCACCAGTAGCCAACGTCTTGACAGTAATTTCACGGCTCTCGCTAAGCTGCCCAGCAGTATCAATAACGTAAAGCTTGTAGTAGTACCTGGTATTAGGCTCCAAGCCGTCGTCAAAAAATCGAGTAGGGCAAACCTCTTCTAGAGCAGAGATATTACCAAGCTGTGAAAGTGCCCACACCTGAGTAGAAAGCGTTGCCTCAATCTCCGACGCAGCGTCATCTTTTCTCTCCACACCAGGCTCCGTTGAGCGCCATAGTTCCATGTCCAGCAAGTCAGTCTCAACAGGACGGAACCAAGTTATCAACGCGGCTTGGTCAGAAACATTACGCGCGGCATTTAGTATCGGAGTATATGGCTTCCGATTACCGTGAAACGGTGTCATATAGCCATAGACACGCTTTCTAGACAGCGCCGTAACCATCACCTCACCTTCGCCTTGCGGGTCTAGGAGATTTTCTACGGGCCTGAATGCCCGCTTGAGACGGCTATAATCGGCTTTGTATTGCTGCTCTAAGTCAGCCTTCAGCAGCATTAGCTGCTCGACAGATTCTTCCATCGTCACGCGACGAATAGAATCACCTGACAAGTCGCTAAGAAGCTCACACCTAGCGAGCGTTAAAACGAAAGGTCGTTCCTGTGGAGGAATCTCGTCTAGCGTTTCAAAAGTCGGGTTGTGACGCTGCATACCCCTCATGATGAACTTCATCAAATCAGCATCAGAGTATACGTGGGTATGCAGCGTCAGCCCGTCTAAGGCTCGTAAGGTCTCATTGTAGATGTTACCGATATCATTAGAAACATGGCCCGGCACCGCCCCTTTTGCCAGACGCGCGGAGTAGTATTTCTGCTTATTCAGAAATTCTACCAATAGCTGGAGCGTCGAGACGTCGCTGTCGGTTAAGTTCTTCTGAAGATAACCTTCTGAGCGAATAGTGGGTGTCAGAGCCAGAACATTGTCTAATACAGTAACAGTGACAGTGTCTGAACGACGGCCCACATCATCTTTTAGCTCAAGAATGATCGCTGGTCTTGACCTAGATTGGTCGCCAACCGCATTTCTAAAGTCGGATAACATCAGGCAATGATTCCCTTACCGCGCAAGTGTGCCACAATTTCAACCGGCACGAATTGAGGATGACCCATGACAAAAGCATAGATGTCCTTCCCAATTACGCATCGGCGCAGAGTCTTCCTGGGGATGACTCGAACAACATGACCGGACAACGAAGTATTCTGAAACCGCTTCCGCGTAGGAACAGCCGGCTCCTGAATCTTAGGATGCCCACCGACATTGGGATCTGGCAAAAGGCCCGCTTTGATGGCTGCCGCTTCATCGACAACCTTCATATTCTCCCCACCGGTCGGTTCGATCATGGTAGGGATAACGCTGTAAGCGCTTTCTTCGGTCCTTTCGGGCGGAACAGCCTGAGCTGCCGCGACCAGAATGCTTGTGACATCCATAACATCACCGTCTTCAGTGCCTATCATGAGGCCCTCAGTATCGACACTCTTGCTAGCCTTAGCAGTTTCAGTAATCTTACCCATGATATAAATTCTCCTTTAAAGAACCTGAGTACAAAAGAAAAGATTAGACCATTACCCGAACGGCGATATTCAGAGCACCACCAGAACCATTGGTAATGACAGCGCGCCCGTTCGTACCGCCAGCCGGGTCATACGTCCAACCGTCAAAGTCAGCCGTATGGTCGGCATACGTAAAGTCGGTGTACGTAGACGTCGCAGGCAACACGAGAGGGGCAGGAAAAAGCTCGGAACCACCAACGCCCTGAGCGGCAGTACCGCCGGTAAGCACAACCGAACCATCCTCTTCACCGCTGAATGGGACAACATACAGAGTCGTGACACCGTCGTCATACGCCCAAATCTTGTCGCCAACACCAAATTCGCCAGCGATCTTGTTGATCGCCGTGGCAACCTGAGCAGCCGTCGCAGCAGCCATCACTGGAATGCTGATACCGTTCTCATTCTCCAGATTGAACGTGTACGACGTACCATCAATCGTGAAAATGAGCGTGGCGTCGGCACCAAGAGTAGCTGCCGAAATGTCGAGAGCACCACCCATAACCCCAACGATGGGACCAGCGGTTACCTCAAACACCTGAAGCTTCGGGGGAAGCTGTGGGTCAAAGCCAGAAGGGAGATCGACGTCATACGTCGCAGCATTGGCAACGAAACCGGCGAATTCGAGGTACGCGAAGTCTTTCCAGTTCTGCTTGCCGATGCCCTCAAAAGCGTAGTCACGCTTATAGGTAGCCATCAGTATTAGCTCCTCTATTCAGTTGAAGTGTTATTTCTAACATTGCGCATGGCGCAAGGTTTACGCAGTCTCAATCACGACAACGTTGTCCGTCTCGAGGACACGCTGACCATAGATGGAGTACCAAGCCAGAGCGTGAACACGACCAAAGTTCTCTACGCCGTTATCGCGCATCTCGACAGGAAGCGAGACAGCATGACCGAGAGAGAACTCGCCGAACATCACAGCCGTGTAGATGGTAGTCGTGTTGCCAAGAGCACCATTCTGAAGCTGCGGGTCGAAACCGATATCGACGAAATCGCCGGTAACCGGATCAACCGTGCTGTTCGCGCCGTTGTTCATAACGGTAGTGGAAATGAAACGCACGTCGTGGTAACGACCGATCTCAGCCTGGTAAATCTGCGCGACATTACCGTACAGAGAAGCGTTAATCCATTCACCGTCGTCCATCATGCTACGAGCCTGATGCGGGTGCATGATGCAGACATAGTGGTCACCGTTCCAACGCGGGGCGTTGTTTGTCTCAAGTGTCTCCACGGCGTCCTTAACCTCATCGGCAGAAAAGACGTCCGCAGCGAGAATGAGATTACGAGCGGCTACACCATTGGCGTAGACGATATTGACAGCGCCGGAAACCATCGTGTTGCGCAGTTCGTTGTCGAGCACGACAGCGAAGTCACGACCGAGCAGGATGCTCGCGGCTGCCATCTGATCGAAAAAGGCAGACTGCAGGGACATCTCTGAAAACGCGATGCCATTTCCGTATTCGTACACGGTGACATCGATGTCAGAGAGGGACATCGCCTGGGTCTCAATTTCTTTCTTCTCGTCGAGACGACCACCACGTTTCAAGTTACGCAGCGAAGGCATCTTGATGGTGTGGCCGGGCTGCACGCCAAGCTCAGATCGATAAGTCACGAATTGGTCGAACCTGAGCAGCGGCAACGCACTGAGATAGATCTCAGCAGAGTACACATCACGGACAGCCGCCAGAAGCTGATTGAACCCAGCCCCTGCAGCGCGCACAGTATTAATTACACCTGGCATTTTAAAGCACTCCTATTTTCACAGTTACACATCATTCCTGAATTGTGGATGTGCAGTAGGATTGTTCAGCAACGTTTGCTGACCTGTTTCGCGTCTTGCCTCAATCGCCGCTTGCGCCTGCTGCTGAAGCTGTCCTGGCGTCAACATCTGCTGCTGCACATATTGAGGCTGTTGAGCTTGAGCAGGATAGGGCGACGGAGCTTGTACCGCATGTTGCTGCGGATAGTATTGCCCCTGGTATTGCAAAGCAGCCTGATTCTGCGGATACACAGGCTGGGGCGGTTGCTGATTCTGCACCCACGATGGCTGAGCAAACGATGACATTCGCGGTGCAGGTGGCTGATTCATCTGATTATGAACCTGTGGTTGAAGAGCCCACTGTTGCTGTGGCCCTTGATCACCAAAGGACTGTCGAAGAGCGCTCATAAGCTGCTGCCGATTCTTGAAGTATTCTCCGCTCCGACGCGCGGCGTCAGAAGTGAGAAATTGAGCGTTCTGAAGAACCTGATTGGCATCGTTAGGAGCCAATGTCGGTGGCACCGGAGACGTCGCAGTCGGTCCCTGCTGTGGCATAGCTTGCTGTTGATACGCATTCTGCGAGGTAGTAGGAACCGGCTGCGGCGGCTGTTGCACATATTGCGGCTGTTGCGCGTATTGGACAACAGGCGCTTGCTGGACAACAGGAGGCTGATACAAAGCGCGCAAACGATTTGCTTCAGCGACAGCAACCTCAACAGACCTATTGATCTCTTCGACAGAATCACCGCGAACGAGCGCGGGAATAACCTCACCGGGTTTGAAAAAGGAAAGTACCTGCTGGCGATAGTCACTGGCTTTCCGCTGTCTTTCCAAAGTCTCCCGGTGATTTCGCTCCTCCTGCAATTGCTGTTGAATGCTCTTTAGCTGATCTCGCAGTTCTGGATCTTTGACCTTGTCAAAATCCGGCTGCTGCACAGATTGAAGCCGCTGACGCATTTCATTCAGCTCTTGCTGAAGCTGAGCGATAGTCTTGTTAGCGTTCGTCCGCTCTTCGGCGCGAGCGTGGTTAATAGTTGTCAAAAACGATGGCAGTTGATCCGCCGGAACGTTGAATTGCACGCTAGGATTAGGCTGCGTGGCCACCGGAGGTGGATTCAACGGAGGAGGCGGCATAGTCTGCTGTTGCATACCTTGCGCATCCGCAATGTTTGGAACAGCGAGTGAACTAGAATCCTGGGGTCCAATGGACATCCCAGCGCCTTGAGAGTTATCAGCAGGCATATTTAAAATCTCCTATTATGAAACCTGTGTTGTAACGTCCCGAGAAAATCAGAT